AGCCCGCGCGAGCGGGCCTGGAAGTGGAGAATCGGAAGCGCTGGATCAGGAGCGGAGCAGGCCGGCCGCCGGGAAGCCGCCATAGGGCAAAGGCTTGTCCTGGCCGAAACGCATCTTGCAGCTGCGCACACGGCCCCCGCACTGGTCGCGGGCGGGGTCATCGGTGGCCACGTCGTCGCCATCGGCAACCGCCGGACCGTTGTAGCCGCAGTAGGGGCCGCGGTAGCCACCCCGCACCAGCCAACCACACATGCCGGCGATGATCTGCCGGCCGGGCAACTGCTCACCATTGAGGTCGATGGCCGTAGTCAGTTCGAACTCCACCGTCTGCTTGTCCTCACCGACCTTGCGCTCGATGAACCAGACCTCGTCGGGGAAGTGTTCTGCCGGATCGGCGCTGGAATTGCCCTCTTCGAAGTTGGCTGCATCCAGGTACTTGGCGAGCGTCTGCCGACGGATGACACGGGCGCCGACCAGATCATCGAACAGCAGGCACATCGCGGTGATGCGGCCATCGATGTTGCTGACCCGGAGTTTCGGGTTCGGCGGCTGGTCGCTGGTTCGTTCAAAGCCGCTGGCTTCGATCGGCCAGGGGCCGTACTCCTGCCCCTGCCAGATGATCACACCGCTCTGCAGGTGCGCGTGGAAGAACAGCTGGTCGGCACCGAAACTGCTGGCGTCCAGTTCGAAGACGGTAATGCGGCCACCCGGCTCGAGTTGCTGGGCATCGGCGGTGATCATGAGGTGCGCTCCTGGGCGGTGGCGGGATGAGGCGGTACGGGATGGGACGGCTGACCGCAGGGCACGATCACACGGTGTCCGGGGCGCAGTGACGCATTGGTGGTGAAGCCGCTGACGCGGCCGGTTTCGGTCGTGATTGCGCTCATGGCTCAGAGCTCCGCGTCTGCGTGCACCAGAACCTGGGAGGTGGTCGACCACACCACGACCGCTCCGTACTGCTGCATGTTGTTGGACATCGAGGACAACACGGCCGCGTCCACGGTGGACTGCCAGCCCGGATCGCCGCCGTTGAAGTTGATGAGACTGCCTTCGGAGCCGAAGCCCACCAGGTTGAGCGCGGTGGAGGGCGAGGTGATCCTGGGCGCCACGCGCTTGCGTACCTTGAACGGGATGCAGGCGCGCGAATCGCCGTTGGCGGTGTAGGTGATTCCCAGGATCCGGTTCACATCAACTGCTTCGTAGTAGCGCTGGCACAGCAACAGTTCAAGCGCTTCGGGCCGGCGATCGAAATCGGTCGCGGTGTCACCCTCCTCGACCTGCATTTCAGCCAGATAGACCACGCCACTCTTCTGTCCCGCCCCGAACGCGCGACCTGCGAAGTTCGCGCCCGCGTCCAGCCACAGGCTGAGCTGTAGATAGCTGTCGGCGCCCAGGGTCTGCCCTGCGATGCCAGGCACATCCACGGTCAACTGGTGCCAGCGCCACATCGTATCGAGCGTGACGCCGCCGCCGATGCTGTCCCTTGCCGTTGAGCCGCCGGCGCCGAACGACTGCTGGAATTCCAGGCCCACCTTGAAGTTGTCGACCGTGGCCCTCGCCTTGAAGCTGACGGTGACCCGCTTTCCCGCGAACGTACGCACGTCTTCGATGCGCTGCTGGACGAGTGCCATGCTGTCGGCGCCGGCGACACTTTCGACGACGAGCTTCAGCAGGTGACGGGAACCTGCGATCAGCCTTCCCGCCGCACCACCGCCTGCCGCAATGTCGTCGCGCGATGCAGAGAGAGTGGTCGCGTGCGAGTTCACCAGCCAGCGATCGGCGGTAGGACGGGCACCGGTGGATGCGGAAAACGCCGTACCCCTTTGCCAGACCCGGAAGTCACCGTTGATAAGGCGGTTGCGGCCTGCCATTCGGCTTTCCAGGCCGTCCACGGCGGTCTGTACGCCCTCCAGGCCTGCGTAGACGTCGGCGAAGTTGTCGTTGATCTTGGTAAACGCCGGGCGCTGCGTTTCCCCTCGCTTACCATTCGCTTGAATGGTATCGAGGTCGATGATTTTTCTTGCCATGAACGCTCCTCTAGATTCCTGCGGACCCGCGCTCCGGCGGACCGCTGTTGGAAGTCCCGCACAACCAGTCGAATGTCTCCGGCTGCGGTAGTCTCTGCCTGATCTGTTCCCAGGTCTGCGCATCTTCGGGCGATGCGATGGTCAGATTTGTCAATGCCAGATTGACTGCATCGCGCCACGCCACCATCGCTCGGGCCTCGCAGGAGAGTCCCGAGATCACGCTGCTGATGTAGCTACAGCAGCTTTCCATGGATGTATGCCCCAGTGTCTGGACGTACTCGCACATCCATTGCTCCGCCTGGCGGCGCAGCAGATGGAGGTGCTCGGTGGAACCCGCCGGGTAGGGCGGCGGCGCTGGCGAAGGCGCGTTGCCAGCCAGGATCCAAGTCTCATAGTCTCGCCACATCCAGTGGCCACGCGGAATGAACGCTCCGGTGCGTGTGCACTTGATGATGTCCGGATCGTGCGTCAGTTGATACATGTCAAAGCTCCGCATCTGCAGTCCAGTGGAAGGAGGAACCCCAGTTCCCGGGTGCCGACACATAGTTGACCTGGGCTCCGGACTGGCCTGGGTTGACGATCGACGTCACCGTGCCCGCACCACCAGATGCACCAGACACCTGGCTGACGGCACCGGTTGTGTCGTTGTAGACGGTGTAAGCAGGCGTCGCCCGCTTCAGTACGCGGCAGCGGATGTGCGAGGTACTGCCCACGCCGACCGAGCGGTCATAGAACTGGTTGTCCCGACCGGCCCCATCAGCGGTGCCAGGCGGTACATCTATGTTGTAGCTCTTCTCGAAGTAGCGCTGGCACAGCAGCAGCTCCAATGCGTCTGGTCTACGCTCGAAGTCGGTGGCTGCAGCGCCATCTTCCAACTGCACCATCGCGATGTCGAAGTTGCCTGTCTGATGCCCCAGGCCTGGAACCCGATTGCTGAAGTCCGGACCGGTGGACATCCACAGCGAGACCCATGTGCAGTGTCCGGCACCGTTGGTATTCTTTCCGGAAACACTGGGTACATCGAACGTCATCGTGTACCTGCTCCAGGTTCCTGTCAGCGTGGCGATGCCAGCAAACATCTGTGTCGATGAGTCCTGGCCACGGAAATCCTGCTCGATTTCCACGGCAATCTTTGATCCGGGCGCTGCCTTCGCATAGAAGGAAAGCGTCAGCTTCCTGCCACTGAGCAGTGTTACGTCTTCGATCAATTGCGAAACGCGCTGGTAGCTGTTCCTGGCCGAGGAGGCGCCCACGTTGACATTCATGTACCAGCGCGGATTGCCGGGAACTGCGGTCTGGCCCGGCTCCAGCGGGAAGCGTGCCATCGAAAGCGTTCCGTTGCCGTTGTCACGCTTCCAGCGATCGGCCAGATAGTTCGAACCTGTGCCCTGTGCCAGGCCCCACCCGCGCTGCCAGAAGCGGAAGTCACCATTGACGAGGTAGTTCCTGGCCAGTGATCTACCAGCCAACGCTGCATCCAGGGCTGCTGGAATTGCCGTGACGGCCTCTTGAGCGTCCTTCAGGCCGCTATACACCTCGGCAAAATTGTCGTTGATCTTGGTGAACGCCGGCCGCTGTGTCTCACCTCGTTTTCCATTCGGTTGAAGGGAATCAAGGTCGATGATCTTTCTTGCCATATCGGGGTCCTATTGTTCTGGTGAGAGACCGCTACGGATCAGAACTCAGCGTCGGCCCACCAATGCCACCAGCCGCCCCATCGGCCCGGGTTGTTCGACCAACTCACTTCATAGCCGGATGGCGAGGCGTAGTTCACTACGCAGGGAACACGGGAGATGTTGTCCTCGGCGATGTGTCCATCCTGCTGGGTGGTATCAGCCGAAATGATCATCACGTAGGGGTGCGCACGTTTTGCCACCAGGAAGCGCACGCTCTGGTAGTGGGCAACCCCCGGGTTGTTCAACGAGAATGCCTCGCGTCCTTCGTTGTGCGGCGTATTGGGCGGGACATCCAGGTTGTAGCTCTTCTCGTAGTAGCGCTGGCACAGGGCCAGCTCCACGCCGGGCGGCCGCCAGTCGAAGTTCGTTGCATTGCGCCCAGGTTCGACCTGGAACTGGGTAAAGCCGAAGGATCCATTCTGGCCTGCCAACGCCCCGCCATATCCACCGGCGCATAGATCGAAGACCACGTAAATGTGGTCGTTGCCGTTGGTTCCCAGCTTCTTCCCTTTCGTACTCGGCAACGTCACGGTGAGTGACTGACGCGACGCTCCAGTTCCCAACGTGAGGACGCCCGCCTCGGTGGAAACCTGAGGCGAAGGCGTCCCACCGGTTCCAAAGTCCTGGATGACACGCACACCCACCTTGCGCCCGGCTACGTCGCTGTTCGCCCAGACCGAGATCGTGACGGCGCCGCTGGCGCTTCGCACACCTTCGATTCTCTGGCCCATCCAGGCGCCGCTGTTGGCGACTGCACCGGATACCGTGCACACGAGGATGGCGCGGGTGTCTTCGGGATAGCCCAACTGTCCCTCGTACGGTACACGCTGGATGTCATGACTGCAGCTCAACGCAGAGTTGGAGAAGCGATCAGCAAAGAGCGTTTCTGCACCCAGTGTTCCCGAGCCGCTGCCGACACGTCCAGAAGTGCGACGCTGCCAGAACTGCAGGCCGCCATTGATGAAGAGATTGCGCCCGGGCAACCGCCCACTGATCGCGTGGTCCACCGTCTCTGGAAGCTTTTCCACCGCGGCCAGGGCATCGTAGACCTCTGCGAAGTTCTCGTTGATCTTGGTGAAGGCCGGGCGCTGTGTTTCACCCCGCTTTCCATTCGGTTGAATGGAATCGAGGTCGATGATTCGTCGTGACATTTCTGCTGTTTCCTTGTCTTTTCGGGGATTGCACCAAGCAGCGCATTCCGCAGCGGTGCTCGCGGATCTCAGATTTCCGCGTCCAGGATGATTCCGGTACCCGCGTCGGCGGAGTCTGCGCTCTGCAGGATCCCGGCCTGACCGGCAGCGGCTTCGTTCAAGGACCCGATGATGGTCATCCTCGTCGAAGACACTTCGACCGCGTTGAGCGCCGTCAGGCTCGTCGCCCCCGATCCCGTAAGGAGTCGCCACTGCGGCAGGTTTGAAAATCCGACCGTGGGGATGGTCCGCATCCGCTGGCTGAATGGATAGATCAGGTACACCTTGTTGTCACCACGGATGAGGCCGACACCGGCGTTGAAGCGAACTCCGCCGTCAAAGTAGGAACCCGTGGCATCGGCCTGGTAGTAGCGCCGACAACGCTGCACTTCTTCGTCCAGCGGACGCCATTCGAAAGCCGTGGCCGTAGCGCCGCGCTCCCACTGGAATTCTCCGAAGTAGACCTGGCCATGCTGCGCACCAAGGCCGGCGGTGCGGTTGGCAAACTGCGTGCCCGCAGATACCCACACGCACATCACGGCGGCACCTTCATCAGATAGTGTTTTTCCCGAGATGGAGGGCAGCGTCACTGTCTTGCGGATTCTGTTCAGGCCAGGAGCGAGCTCGAAAATCTCAGGTGCAACGGCCAGTACCGGAGCGCTGCCCGTTGCGCCGAAGGTCTGCGCGAACTCCAGTGCGATCCTGCGCCCCCCCGCGCCTGCATTGAATACCAGGAAGGACACCGTGCTTGGGGTATCGGCGAAGGTTCGCACGTCCTCCACACGTTGCTCGAACACGAAGAAATGCTTCTCTGCGTCGGTGTTTCCACTCGAGCTGACGGACAGCGTGTACTTGCTCCGGGGAAAATTGTTGTCTCCCATAGCCGTGGGGTTCCGCCTGAATACCGGATCGGCGATGCCCTGCATCTGAAGGAACCAGCGATCGGCCGTGTACCTTCCCGATGTGTTGAAGCTGGTACCCCGCTGCCAGCAGTCGAAATTGCCATTGATCAGGCGATTTCTTCCCGAGACCGCACGTGCGACCGCCTCGGGAACTGCATCCACCGCCAAGCCCACTTCCTTGAAATTCTGGTTGATCTTGGTGAAAGCGGGGCGCTGCGTTTCGCCCCGCTTGCCGTTGGGCTGGATGGTGTCCAGGTCGATCTGCTGAAGATCCATGTCCGCTCCTACGGCTGATACGTCTGTTCGAACGTCGCAGTGATGCTGAACACCGATCCACCCAGATGGCTGTCGGTATAGGTGTCGCAGCCATACAGACCGGTGCCCAGCGGTCCCCGCCAGAAGAAGCTCTGGCCCACATGGCCATCCAGGAACGCAACGATCTCGTTGATCGTGCTGCGATTACCGACGAACTGCAGCTGGTAGCTGCGCAGGCGGGCATTGAGCCCATCCGGCGCGGCCTGTGCGTATCCATCGCCGAAGCGCGCGCGCTTGACGGTGGCAGTGGTGGTGCCAGTGCTCTGGCTGGTTGCTGCCCAGGTAAAGGTGTCGGTCATCGTGCTGCACTCCTGCTGAGGACACCGCCAGCCTTCATGTCACGCATCTGCAGGTCACGGTACTTGCGCTCCACGAACTGGCCGATCTCGTTGCCGAACTGCTGCAGCATGCTTTCGTTGCTGGTGACTTCCTTGCCACCGTTGTTGTCGATGCGGATGTTCACACCCACCCCGCCACCGCCGCCGGCACCGTGTGCCGCCACTCCCAGGCGGCCATCGGGCCCGCGCTGCAGCGGCATGATCGCTTCAGGCCCCGCTTCACCGAACACGCCGGCGCCCTTGGCGAATGCGAACAGCTGCGGGGTGTTGTAGATACCGCCGGAGTAGGCGGAGAGGCTGGGGGACCTGATCGCCCCGCCCTTGGCAAAGCCGGCAATTGGTATCGACTCCTTCTGCACCGGACCCACGCTGCCGCCGAAGAGCATCTTGACGCCCCATACGATGGCTTGCTGTATCGCGATCTTCTTCAGATCCGCAATCAACGCCTTGGTAAGTTCATGGTGATTCGATTTTCCGGTAGCGACGAAGTTGTAGAGCGCCGTTCCTGCTGCATCGAATGCCTTTGTGAAGACACTCTGTGTCGTCGTTGCGGCGTCCTGCGCTTTTGCGGTGTAGGCCTCGAAGGCATCCAGGAATCCGTTCTCGATGCCTTGCTTACCTGTCTTTACCTTCCGCGAGTCCTCTTCCTTCTTGCCCTTCTCAGCACCGGCCTTCCCGGTTGCGGTTCCAGCCAGGTATCTGCTCCTGGCCGAAAGCCGTGTATCTACGAGGAAGCCACTGCGATGCTCGCCATCGGCGGACAATCGATCCAGATTGCGCGCAGTTGCGTCGGAGGCGACTTCACTTGGCATCCTGGTTTCCCGCTTGCCGCCTTCAGCGGCGGTCTGCGCTTGGTCCAACGCGGCTTGCACCACCGCGAGAGTTCCGGCCAGCTTCCTCACCATGGTGTCGGCGAGGGAAATGCTGCTTTGAAGTACGCCGTTGAGCGCGGACTGCAGCACAGTGCTCTTCTGTACATACTGCTGCTGGAGCTGAGTCAGCGCATTGAACTCGGCCATGCTCCGCTTTGCCGCCTGTGCGGCAGAGTCCAGAATGGCACTGACCTCGACTGCGGCAGCCGAAGCGTTGAGCGTTGTATCGCTCATGAAATTCTCCTGGCATGAGGGCGGCCCCACCAGATGGCGGGGCCGCGAAGGGATCACCGGCATGAACCAGTGGCTGTCTGTAACTAGTGCTGCATGTGCTGCAAGGCCGCACGCTCGATGATGCGGATTCCCGCCATCACTTCATCGTACTTTTCAGGTATGAGTACCTCGCGCTGCAGCTCCTGGTAGACCACGTTGTAGTCCAGCCCGATCGGGCCACCCGCGCCAACGCGCCACTGGGTGGAGACTCGCGAAAAG